GGCGAATTGGCTAACTTTAGGCCAGTAATGTAATAAAGGTTTTCCATATCAAACCAAACCATTATACCATCAAAAAGGTCATATCCTAGTGTTTCGCTAGAATATATACAGGTATTGTGTTCATCTTTCTTAAATGGAACATTAATCCACTTTTGTATTCCAATAGACTTATACTGGTCAGCCTTTTGGTCGGATAAAACGGTAATAGAATTGCTATAATAACCATCAGACTTATTATGAATGTGCAAAACAATGTTCTTAACAATACCTTTTGCCTGTATTGCTGCCCTAATTTCATCTTCCAATGCTTTAAAACCATTTGTGTACATATACAAACCTCCAATTAATGCCCAAAATAACAAAATCAATCCATTTTGTCAATTACGATTTAGTAAAATAAAGTTTACATTTTTTATAAATAATCTATGAAAAATTGAATAGCTGGTCAGCATTTTGTCTGACCAATTTCTTGTTTTTTATAGGAGAAATAATTATGGCAAAAAAGACATATGCTGAAAAGCTGGAGTTATATAATCGTAGAATCGCAAAGTTCCACACTAAGTTTACAAAAGAGGAATTGTACGATTTTGGTACTGCACAACGGAATTAGAACCATTCCACAGATACTTCGTCTATGGCTAATCTTAAACTTAAATAAGTTTGTGGATATGGATGAAATGATGGAAAACTACGCACAATTTGAAAACGAAAAGAACAAAACATCTTGGTGTCCGCTACTACAAAAGCTAAAAAGAGAAATTTGTAACAACAAACAAAGGGCTTTCCAAGAAATTGATGATACTATTGCTCAGCTTGCCAATGGAACATTCCACTTTTATCACTTGACAGCTATGGAGCAATTATATGTGTTTGGACCAGATGGCATTGACCCAATGCGAATGTTCACCGAAGACATTGGAATCATCAAATGGAACGCATATACTTTGATTTCCGCACTTAGAAGCCTACAACATTGGTTGAAGAAAGCTCCTAAGTATGAATATCCGGCAGAATACTTTGAAAGAATCCAGGATGACCTTTAATAAAAAAGAACCTATCAAATAGGTTCTTTTTCGTTATCTTCACCAAAATCTTTTAAAAGATTTTTCTTTCTAAGCCAAATATCACGAATCTTCTTATTCTTTTCAATAGTGTTCTTTAGTTCCTTAAAGCACCAAATCTGCCATTTCTTAACTTGTTCTTCATTGAACAATCTTACATTTGGAATTTCAAAGTAGTAACGAGCATATGGCATAGCAAAGGAATAGCATTTCTTGTCATAAAGTCTTTTTTCATCTTTCTTAATGATTTTGACATTAAAATAATATTGCCTTTTCATATCGCAACCATATCTGGAATGGTCAAAATAATACATTTCAGCTATCCAAACACCATATTGTGATACTTTGTGCATATCTTCAAAGCAATTATTCAAGGCATAACTACTAGCAAAGCATTGAATCTTGTTTTGAACATTTTGCCATTTAAGCAAATATTCTTCAGGCAATTCTTCAGGCTCAGGTTCACCCGGTTTTAAATCTACCCATTTATCATTTATGTACATCGTTAGTTTCCTTTTCTAAGTCAGGAAAATCCTTACATATATCCTTTACCTTACGAGCTACCTTTAAATACTTATCAAGGTCTTTTATTGTTTGTTCCATAACATACAATCTTTCTTCCAATGCATAATTATGTTCTCTAAGGGCATTAACTTCTTTTTCCAAATCTTCTATGTGTGACATACTACGGTCTAAATAATATTTTAGCATAGAACATAAATCATCTGTCTTTTGTGGATTAAACTCGTAATCGTAATTTCCGAACATTATTCAAAGAATCCTTCTATATGTTGTTTATCTTCATTTAATCTATCTTGGGCAATCTTGAAATATTCTTCACTAATTTCAGTTCCGATAAAGTTACGATTCAAGTGTTTACAAGCTACCCCAGTAGTTCCACTTCCAAGGAACGGGTCAAATACCAAATCACCTTCGTTAGAGCTATTCCTTACCAATTTTTCAATCATATTCAATGGTTTGATTGTAGGGTGCTTATACTTATTCTTATCAACTTGGTTAATTGGTGCAAACCAAAATGTTTGAGCATCCTCATAAGAATTTGGGTGTAATTGGTTACTTCCATTTCTAAAGTAAAGGCAATATTCAGTATCTGTCAAGTATTTGTTGTGATAGGTCGGCATACAATTACCCTTGTGCCAACAAAGCACTTCAAACTTACAACCCAATTCATTGACATAATAATTGAAATATTCAGGAATCTGCATTTTGTTACACCAAAGATATATGTTTATATCTTTCATAATTCTTACAAATTCCTTACCAAAAGTCTTAATATCGTAACCCGAACCAAAATCTTTAATGCCAGCTACATTTTCATTCTTGAATCTATCGGTTCTGCCCATGTGACTAGCACACGAACCACCTGCAATACCGACATGCAAGTCATAAGGTGGGTCTGTTACAATCAAATCAACCGACTTATCCTTGATTGTTTTCATATATTCTAAACAATCTTGGTTAAAAATCTTAATATCACTCAAAATCAGCCTCTAAACTATCAATTTTATCTTGTATCTTATACTTTTTATAAGCAAAGATAAAATCTTTTAAATGCTTTTCAAATAGTTCCTTCTTAAAATTTTTATTCAAGTAAACTTTTCTATTCCATTCTTCAACATATCCGGGTGAAAAAGGAATACATTGAATACGATTGTTGTCAATCAAATATGCAAATACGGTAAACTTATCATATTGAAAATCAACACTGCATACCTTGTGTTTTACCCAACTATTTTGATAGTATCGGTAATACAAGGTTAGCCCGTGTTGTTCGCAAATGTATTTTAGTTCATCAAAAGTCATTTTATATACCCAAAGTAATCTTTGAAATACCACTTATGGTGTCCGTCACAGGGTGACATCCATATATCACCATAGTAATGTTTCTTTAAGTTTACAATTTCTTTGTCAAGGTAATTTTCATCAAATGTTTTTTCATACAATCGCAAGAATCTTTTATTATATCTTCTTTGCCATTTATGACCAGCTATACGCCATTTTGGCATAGCACCGTGATTTATACAACAATTTGAATTGCGTATAAATCTTGCATTGCTAACTGGTTTTTTAAAACTTCTTGACATTTTTTATATCTTCTATATCCTTTTTAATTCTTTGGTACAGAATGTTATCTCTCTTGAAGAAAAGTATCAAACTATCCCTAAGTGTATCAAGTGTATTCAAGTCACCTTCAGGCTTCAATTCAAATATAGATTCTAGCAAATAATTTTCAAGGGGTGTATCAATAGAAAAATTCCAAAGTTTCTTATCTTTGTTGAAAGTTAAAGTTAATGTGTATCGGTTGCTATAATATCCACTATAATTATTATATTCGTAAGAATACAATGGTATAGGGTTGTTATCATCTTCAATTATATCATCACCGCACTTATCAATATAGAAATATGCGTGGTTTTGCTTTGGATTATTAGTACCAATGATTTGATATTTCAAGGTATCGTGTAAATCTTCAATGGAATCATCAATAAGTTTAAGTTTCAAGTTTGTAGGCATTTTTTCATTTATTTCTTCAACCATTGAAATGACTGAATCCTTTTGGATTGAATAAATGTTATTAGAAATTGAAAGATTCTTCAAGTTAAGTTCATTGGCTTGTTCAGTCTTGACTACACTTTTCTTGATGTATGTAAGAATTTCATCACCACGGGTAGTTTCCCATTTATTCAAAGTTTCATTAAAAGTATAAACATCGCAGTAACCACTAAACCCACGATTTATGAACAATTTCTTGTTCATTGGTTGACCATCTGCCCAACGGAAGGAACGCTTGTGGTAAATTCGCTTTGGGTATTCAATGCGAAAATTACATCCTACATTACCATTATCATCTAGCTGACACATACATCTGACATACATCTTTACAGTATTAGTCTTTTCATTTTCGCTTGCTACAATGGTATATGTAACCGAGAATAAATTACAAACAGAATATGGTTCTAATCCCCTATTGGAATTGTAACTAACTTTGAAACCATTTCTGTAGAATGGACTAAGTGATTTGTCTATACAATTTAGAAAGTCTGGTTCGTATTTGTCATAAAGACTATCAACAAACTTAGATATATAATCCTTGTTTCCGTTTCTTGCTAGGTGCGTATTTTATCACCTTTTTCCACTTGTTTAATCTTTCTTTATCATAATCCTCTACAAGGGCGTCTTGAATAGATGATTTTATATCGTTAGTAATATTTTGGTTTACAATCATTTGAAATCCTCTTCTATTTCTATTAGTTTGTTTTGAATTGTCATTACTTTTCTTAAATATTCTTCATTGTTTATCTTGTCTTTATTCAACTTATACTTGTTATCACCATAAAAGACATCCATCATTAGGTCGGTCATAAACACAATATCTTTTATTTCGTGGTGTGTACGAAAGTATGATTGTGGGGCATATTTTATGTTTATTGGAGATGGTAATTCACAATGAAACATTCTACCATCACCTGCATAGATATTATCACGCACTTGATTGATAGAATACAAGTCTAATCTAAACAAATAAGCATTGGTGAATAGGTCAGCTGGTACATCACCAACCATTGTATTATTTTGGTTGAAATCAAAGCCATCTACATTAAAGGTAAATGTTATTTTGTTATCGTATTCTGTATAATATAACACATCAATAGACATTCTATCGTAAGAGTTATAGCTAGAATAAGAAAAAGAATGCATACCTCTTTGTAACTCGGTATAATCTACTAATGGACCAGCAAATCTTCCTTGGTTTCTATAAAATTGTTCGCTAACTAGAGCTTGCCTACGCATACGCAGTGGTATTGGTGATAACATATCATTTCCACCTAAACCATCATTATCAAAAGAATCATAAAGGTATCTCATACAAAATCCTTATTTAAGTCCTTTAATTTTTTCATTACTTTATATTCTCTGTCCCACTTTTCCAAGTAATCCAACATTTCTTTGAATTGCTTTAAAGTGTAATGTTTCCAATGTTTTTTAAACTTCTTTTCAAATTTATTAATTCCTAATGGTTTAGGGTCAGCTATGTTTATCTTAATGTAATTTCTACTCCAATCCGTACCATTATAACATAACAAATATACAACAAAGTTGTTATATACTTTCATATAATCTTGAACAAAATAAAATTCTTCTTTTGGTCTAAACTCAAATTCTTTAGCCAATAGTTCTTTAACTGCTTTAACCAAAATCAGACTCCAAACTTTTTAACTTAATATCTACTTGAATCGTTTTTAATTTCTTTGCTATTATTCTATCAATCAAGCTATAAACAATGTTGTAATCCGAAAGTAAATAATCCTGACTTTCATCACAAGGCATTTGTAATAGAAATTTTATTTGATTGATTTTAATTTCTTGTTCAATCCATTTTCTACACAATTTTTCTAAATTTTCAAACTTCCACCTTGAACTTAAAGCATCGTCTAGTTCCTTATAACCCTTAATTGATTCTAATTCTATTTCATACTTTGCTACAACTATTGTAATAATGTTGTTTATATCCAAATCACTAATCATCTCCAAAGTCCTCATTTATAGCGGCCTTTTTAATTTCTATCAAACATCTTTTATAAGCAATACCAAGGTTATTCAATGCATTGGTTATTCCATTTGTGTCCGAAAGCATATACGATGGGTAATAATCAGTCATCATATGACTTCTATTGTCTTTTGGAAAATCATTAGATTCAAAGTAAATATGACCACTTTTTGATTTTCGCCATATTAGGGTTTTGCTAATATAAATCTTTCGGTTTCTTTTCTCACCTGGATAATACAATACAGTAGATTTGTGTGGTTCACCAAAAGACATATACAAACTACCGATGAATGGTTCACCATAATCACCACATAAACCAACAGATTTTGCGTATTTTTCAATTTCTTTTATAGTCATAGTTTCTACCCAATATAACAAAAACACCTACTTTTTCAATAGGTGTTTGTAAAAATAATGTTTCAATTAGAACTTATGGAATGTATGGCTTGAACTCGGGAATTTCTGGAACTTTAAAATCATTACATACTTTCACGAAACCATCTTTATCTTCTTCCAACCAATCAAAAGTCATTTTCTTTTTGGCTTCCTTGTTTATTTCATCAAGTTTATCTTGGTAGGCAGACAACATAGTTTCAATGATAGCATCCTCGCTTTCATCTTCAAAGTCTTCCATTAGTTCAATTTTCTTTTTGTGAATCTTGTTCAAAGTTTCAAGTTCTTTGCACATACCACAAATAGCATCGTAACCACTAACGGTAGGGTGCTTTTCTTGTTCTTCCAGAACTTTTGCCAACTTAGCATTAAGTTCTTCGTACTTTTCCCAATTATCAATTATCGGACTTAACATCTTCAACAATTTCCTTTCTAGTTTCACGGTCTATTTCAAAGACTTGAACATAACTAGCATAAACAACCATACCTGTCAAAGCAAGAATACCTAAAACGAATACCATAATAAAATCTCCTGTTGTTCCAAATATAAAAATTCCTATCCAATAAAGATAGGAATTTATTTTATTTTTAAGGTTAAACTTTTATTTGTTGCTTTCTTTCATTTTGATTTTATTCAAAATATCAAGTCTAGCAACTTCATCTATCTTTTTACTCATATTTATATAGCCTTTTTCTACAGCATCATCGTAATCAATCATTACAAGAACACTGTCTTCCATAAGTTTTTGTACTTCTGGACTTGAATTGGCATAATAATCGGCAATCTTGCTATAAGTGAATTTCAAGTGTCTAGTAGCTGCCATTCGTAAAAAGTATTTTACATCGTCAGGTACATTGGACTTTTCAATATCATCCATAAGCTGTCTATACTTGGTTTCATCAACCATTTCACTATAACTTGGCTTATGTTCCGTTGGGACATATTGACAAATCCTAGTAGATTGAGAATATCTTGAAAGACTATTAGATATGGAATTTTTCAATTCGTCAGTATCATAAAAGTCTTCTAAAAAATCATTATTTTCTGCCATATTAATTTTCACTCTTTACTGCGGTTAAGAACAAAGTCAAATTAATACCATCGGCTCTTTGCTGTTCAAAGCGAGTCAAGAATTGTTCGGAGAAATTAACCAAGTAATCTGCAGTTGGCAACAAAGTAAATGCTTCAGCCTTGATAGTAACTTTCAATGGCTTATCTACTTCTGTGTCAAGTGCAATTTCTTCGGAATATTCCTGGTTAGTTATGTTGTTCTTACCAATGAATTTACAAGTCTTTTCATTAAGTTCAAAGGTAACATAGTTAGCATCAATCATAGAAATACGGTGCATAATTACATTTACCATTTCCTTAGAAAGACTAATAGAAGCAACAAATTCTGGAAGCTTTGGGTTTTCCTTGATTATTGGCTTCTTGATAACATCTGTATTAGCAAGACGGTACTTAAAGTTACAAGGACTCTTATTAGATTTGACATTCATAACAACGGCTTCGTTTCTATCGTCATTGATTTCAATATCCAATACTGCATGTTCTTCTTTTGCCTTATCATCGTTTGGCTTATCAAATTCTTTGTACAACTTAAAGAACTTTGTAAAGTCCAAGAAACAAAGTTTGGATTCATTATCTTCATCACCAGTGAAATTCAAATTTTCCTTTGGAGCATTAAGTAAGAACAAGCAATTACCACTTTCATTGTTTCCACGCAACTTAACCTGACCATCCTTGTTTTCAAAAATGAACTGTGATGTAATTGGTGAAATGGTGTTTACGGTATCAATGTAATTTCTTGTATAAATGATATTCTTATTACTCATTTTTTCCTCATTGTTAATGTATTTTAATTTTGTATCAAATATAAAAAATGTTTGGCATTACTACCAAACATTCTAATTTTTGTTTTGTATTAAACTTTATTCGCAGTAAATAGAACGAATTACAAGTTTTTGCTTATCACCATATTTCTTGTGAATTTGTGCGATAGCATCCTTTACATCTTTTGCAGTTATTATTTCATTCTTTTCCGTAAGTGATTCTGACCAAATGTTATCAAGATAACTTATTAGCAAAATAAATGACTTCATTCTTTACTCTCAATATCCTTCATAAGCTGAAATATCAATTCGTAGACCTTGGTAATTTCTTCCTTGTAATTACCACTAATATTTACATCGTCCAATTTTGAAAGTATTTCTTGTTCCCTTTTTTCATCGTCAGTAGAAACTTTAAGATACTTCTTTAATTGACCGATTTTCTTTGCTTTACCGAAACGGCTTTTAAGCAACTTAAATATTTTATCGTCTATCTTATCTATTTCATTACGAATTTTGTTCATAATACTTTTTCATCTTTTCAAGATTATAAAGCACATATTCCAATGAGGTAACAGTAGTTTTTATAACATCCCATTCAAGCGGGTTTATATCAAAAGTCCTACCTTGCCAATAAGAAATTTGTGCTTTAATCTCTTTTATTTGTCTTTCTATTTCTTCCATTATTTAGTTCCTGTAGAGCCAAATCCACCACGGTCTTTATCAACCATTTTACCTTCAACAAACTTTAGGTCAGGTTGCTTTTCCATAATGCGGAATTGACAAATTCTGTCACCTTTCTTAATTTCCACATCCTTTTCCAATGCGATTGCTGGGAAATACCACCAATCACTCGGACCGCAATAACTATTATCAACTACACCAACTGAATTAGCTTGAATTACACCAAACTTGGAATAAGTAGATGAACGAGGTGCTAAATGTGCTTCATAACCATCAGGCAACTTCATAGCTACACCCAAATGAATAAGGGTAAATTCTCCTTTCTTAATTGTGTAGTCATAGGCTGCACGGAGGTCAATCCAGTCACCCTTTTCAATCTTCTTTAATCTTTCAATGCTGTCATTCAAATATTGTACGGTAATTGTCTTTGCCATATTATTCAAAATCCTTTGTTAATTCGTTAATTTTTAATGCGTTTTGATACTTCTTGTAATTCATCAAGTTTGTAGTGGTGTAAAATTTAAGCAAATCCTTTAATTGGTCTTCACTTACATAATAACCATTGTTAGTTAATTGCTTCAAACCATCGTCACTAATCTTATAATGACTTGGAATAAGCCTATCTGGTTTCTTGGGCCAGACATGATACATCACATAGTTCTTTTTCTTTCTGAACAAATTCAAAAACTTTGTTCTTAATCTTTCAAACCAATTGTAAGGTACATATTGGTCTGGTAACAATTCCAAACGATAGCTTTCTCTATCAAGAATTGAACCATATTGTTCAAAAATATCACTATCATTATAATAGATTCTGCAAATGCAGTTTCCATTAAACAAGAATTTACAACTATGTGGGTGGCTCATAGTATTGCCATTTTCGTAGTAGATTACATCACAACCGATAGACTTGGCATATTCACCAATTCGTCTAAAGCATTGTTCATAATCGTAATAAAACCATCCGTCAATCATTTCAAAACCCTTTTATATATTAAATAAGAGTACAACCAACATAACATTGGTGTACTCCATTAATATAATAAATTATTTTTGATTAGTGAACAATAACATCAAAATTTTTCACAACCAAATACTTTTCAGCGGCTGCCTTAACTTCATCAAGTGTCATTGTCTTGTAGGCATCACCAATCATTACATAACCATCACGAATAAACTGACCTACATCAGTCCAAGGGAAAAGGTCTTTCTTTTCACGGGAAATCGTGATAGCTTTAATTACATCATCAAATCTTTGCTTGGTCAAGTAAGAAGATGGATTAGTAAAGAACTTGGTAAATTCATCTTTAAGTTTCTTTTCATTCTTCTTATCTGTAGTAGCTTCAGCATAGATAATAGCTTGCTTTTGGAGGGTCAACATACCAAAATCAATACCATAGGTCAAATGTTTCTTAGCACGAATCTGCTTAGTCATTGGTGATTCCATACCGGCAACCATCATTTGAATAGCAACCTGCAAAGCTGGATAATCTTTCTTGGTAACGGTCTTTTTGTTCAAGAAAAGAACTGTAGACTTGTTATTAGGTGGGATTGGTTCAAGTGGATTCTTGTAATCGTTCTTGTACTTGATTACCATTGGTTCAACAGCAAAGTTTTCATCCATTTCAATATCGGAGAAATCTGTTTGGGTAGTAGCCACTTCAATAATCTTTGCTGGCTTCTTCATAAACTTATCGTAGAAAGCCTGCATATCCTTGTAAGAGAAATTAGCCACATCTTCACCCTTACCAATAGCCAAAAACATATTGAACTTGGTTCTCATAATGTTTTCGCCGGATTCTGGTGTATTGAAAGCATCCATATATTCCTGAAGAACTACTTTCTTTTCGGCATTAAATTCTTTTTCGGAAATCTTAATACCACCAACCATAGCCTTTACAATGTTTTTCTTGAGCTTTGGTGTGAAATACTTTTCCATACCAGTAAAGTGAACACAAACAATTTCATTAGATGTGTATGCATTCCAATCAATAAGGTTACGAGTAAGCTCAGGATAATATTTCTTGAAAGTCTTGCAAATAAGATGTTCCATTAAGTGTGAACAACCCTTTTGACCTTCAGGGTCAAACATTCCACCACAATTATAGGTGATGTGTAAACTTGTCATTGGTAGTGTGGATTCTTTAAAGTAATAAGCCATGTTTTATTTTACTCCTTTTAGTATGTTAATAAAGTCGGTAATTTTGTCTAGGAAAGCACCTAATCCATTACCTAAGATTAAGTTATAGAAACTTCTAGCATCAAAATCTTGCGGTACAAAGTTATTCACTGCATCCCTTACTTGATTTTGATATTCAATTGGTATGGACTTGAATGAAATTAATTTCGTATTTCTATCAAAAGCCTCTTGTAAATTATTATTTACAATCCAATCGTTTAAACCTTCAGAATATATCTTTGCGAACCTTACTGAACCTATACCTTTTTGAATTGAAGGTATATTATCACTCTTATCACCCCTTACAATCTTTTCCATTAAGGCTGCATCAGGATTAATTACATTCACATATTGTCCTTTAATTGGGTCATATTGTTTAAAGTTAGAATGTGTATGTAATTGATAAAAGTCTTTGTCAGTAGAAACCAACACAATATCCCATTCGGGTTTAGTCTTTACAATAGAAGCAATCAAATCATCAGCTTCCAAGTGTGGTACTGTCAAGAATTGACAATTCTTCATACAATCTTGTAAGTTGTTGATAAATTCTTCATTTGCGGGGAAGAAAGCACTAAAATCAACTACTGATGAATCTCTTGCAGCAGCACGATTACCCTTATATTCGGGGTAAACATCATAACGCCAATTTCGGTCATGTGCTTCCCTACAGAATATAATTCTATTGGGCTTGAAATCTCTTGCTAAAGCACGAATACTCATCAACATAGCTATTCTAAATCCGAATAAATGTTACATCAGTTGGGTCATAGGGAATAGCAAAAAGATTACGCATAGCTAAGTTATGATAGTCTATGAGCAATACTTTTTGTTTCTTGTTTTCTTCTATTGCTTGTTCATCAAAGAAATCATTCATTCTTAAAATCTCCTAATAATTCATTTTTCTTCCTTGTAACAGCTTTAATCTTCTCTATTACTTGATAATCATTATCAAAAATGTGTGGAAGATAATCTTGAATAGCCCATTCACTACCAGTCAAGGAAAAGTTTATCTTTCTTCGTTCCCTTGTTATGTTAGCATAAGGGTCATCAATTTCAAAGCCCATAAAATTGTAATGATTTTTATACAAATCGTTTTGGAAATATAAAGCTATTTTTCCGGTCTTTGGATTGATTATAGGTGTTTCACCATTGTAATAAGGAAAATACTCAAATTCCAATTCCATTATGGTATTTTTATTTTCCAAAATTCTTTCAAAATATCCAGTCTTGTCCTTTTGCCAAACGAATGTTCTATCTGGATATAACTTTTGTAGCACTTCAACATATTTTAAGATATAATTCATTTGAAATCTCCTTCAATTGATTGTACCTTGTCAAAGGCTTTAAATTGCTTTAAGAATAGTTCTGTGTCAGTCTTTGTCAAAAACTTATACAATCCGCACAAGTCTGCCCTATTCTTGATTACGAACTTATCCTTGTCATTTACTACTAGATAAGTAACATTGTTGAATCGCAAGAAAATAGAATCACTCTCACCATTCGCCTTGTTCCAACAAATATCAATACTTCCGAGTCCGTCGCTCTTTTTATCTTTGTTATAGTTTATGGATATACTAAGTAACACATCAGGTAGGAAGGCTACTTGAAACATCTCATCTTCGTTACTTTCAGTATAATATTCTATCTTCATAAAAGACAATATAGTAAATAAAAAAATCGTGGCAATAGGTCACGATTTATATTATTTTTTAATTTGAACTTTCGTTTATCAGTTTCTTAAACTTAGAATCACCAAGGAAATCGGCTATCTCTTGACTAAAGTCTATACATTTGAACACTTGTGGTGCTGGATTATCCTTGTTTGGAATTTGAAACAATACCATTTCACCAATCTTGATAGATGTGTGCTTTTCAAGGATATACTTATATAAGCTTAATTGTAGGCTATATTCATTGGTGTTACAGCTTAGTACGTGCTCAAAGGGGGGTTTCATATAGGGTGTAAAAGAATTGCCCTGGTCAAACTTCTTTGATGTTTTCCAGTCAATAATGGAATAGCAACCCTTCTTCAAGTTATAAGCCAACATATCAATAGTTCCGGCAAATACCGTGTTCTTGGTCATACACGATAAATTCGTTTGCTATCGGTACATATACTTTCTTCATCTTTGTAAATAATTCTTTACATCTTCCCTTACGGAAATCAAAATCTTCTTCCATTTCTGGAAATGATTCATTTAAGGACTTGTCAAAGTTATAATTCTTCTTTTGCCAACCATACTCCATAACTGCGTGAACTTGTGTTCCCAAGTTTGTAGCATAATCACCCTTTCTTGCCCATTCTTCTGTAAGTTGTTCAACGGTTACACCATCTTTCTTTGCTTTTTTTATCTTAATTGCTTCCCAATCCACATCAGCTTCAAATTGCTTAATCCAACCTGTGGCAGAACTATACTTAGTTCCTTTTGAATCCGTATACTTGTGGTCAGGTTCATTAAACGATATATCATTAAATGCATTCCATAGTTCTATATGTAAATCTGGACTAATCATAAATTCACCTCAAAATCTTTTTTCAATTCATTATAATATTCAACAAAATCAGCTTTACCGAATCCAGGTGTGCTTGTATTCCTATTAGCCAATTTTTCAAAATCAATCTTATTTATTATGGCTTCAGCTACATCATTCAATGGCTTTATAAAGAAGAATTGAACTTTCTTACCTGTGGTTGTTCCATTCATTTCATCTATCACTAATTGTTTGTCATTTTGGGTAAAGATTCGCTTGTAATCCTTATATCCTTGACGATAAACAGCAATAGTCCAATCTTCATTAACTACCTTAAATTGCCCTTGTGTAGCATTGTATTGCCAAATCTTAAAATCATCGCACTTTGTCTTTGGTCTTTCAAGTAATCGTATATTTGGGTGTGTGTCAAATCGTGAACCAGTCTTTACCCAAATTTGAAATACGCAATTTACATTATAAACTTTTTCCCTGTCTAAGAATGAATTTTCCGGTAGAATGTAATTGTGTACAAGTTTGAAATTACTATCCAATTCCTTTTGAACATTGTATTTCAAGAATGATACAGGAACAATAAAAGCAATAACATTGGAATATTTGGCTACTGTGTTGAATACATCAATAGCCATTTTACTTCTTTTACCAAAAGGAGGGTTTCCAATGGTTATGTAATCGTTTCTATTTGGAACAAACTTGAAAATATCTTGTTCTTTTATTCGTGGGTCTTCAGGTTCAATATCATAGGCTTCGTAATTATCCAAAAAGTTTATGAAAGCACCATTACCAGCAGTAGGTTCAAGGTAACAATCACTTGAATCTACCGTAATGAACATATCCAATATAGAAACACAACTTCTAGCTATTGGTGTGCTTGTGTAAAATTTGTCTAATTTTGCCATAACTAAAATATACAAATAAGTTTATACTTATTTAAGTTTATGTTAATTTTATTTTACATATTTAAACTTAAATAAGTTTAAACCCGATAAATTGACCTCGGCCACCACCAATAGTTAGCAAATTCACTTTGTCGGCTTGGGTTAATTTCTTGACAGAAGATTTATTACCACATACATTAACCAACTTTAGATGTTTATTCTTATCCATCTTAGGAGGCTTTACAACTACACTGAATATTGAATTTTTATTTGTGTGTAATTCAATTTGTGTATATTTAATCTTCTTGTAGTTTAGCTTGTATATTTCCTTTAAACAACTATTATTCTTTTCGTTGTTAATCATAAAGACTGCAATCTTTTCAAAAATGTCAGTCATTGTATAAGGATAATGAATCAAGTCATTGTCATTCAATGCCTTGTTATTCTTTATCTTCACTTTCATTACTTGAATTACTTGTTTAGATGTTGTTGATAACTTGTTAGCTTTTAGTTCAGTAAATGTTTTATAAAGGTTATCAAAATTATTTAAGTTCATACAAGCAGCACCGATAGCCCAACAAGCAAAAGCATTGGTAGTTTTCTTATCGTTACAATACTTCAATGCTTTTATAATCCTTTGCCACATCTTAGAGCAATTGTTGCCTGTATAGCTTGGATTTGTCTTGATATACTTTCTAATAAAGGAAATAATCGTAGAATTGTTTGATGTATTTGATTTGGCAGAAATTGCTTGTTCACTAATGTTCTTGTTTTTCAAGAATGACAACTTGTAGTCAATAGTTTCTGCATTGGACTTCTTAGACCATCTAACATATTGTAAAGGATGATATTCTTTTGCCTTGTAAATCTTATCAACAATTTCTACACCATTTATCTTCGTATATCCACAAAGCAAGATGTAGGGAATAATCAATTCTGAAGCAACTACAGAAATGTTGGTTTCATTAAAGAACTTGTTCAATGCCTTGAACTTTTTTCCATAAACCTTTTCTGTATTAAAATCACCACCGGTTAGCTTGTGGTATATTAAACAAATTGTACCAAACATTTATTTCTTCATTTGGTACATTCTTGTTTTGTAAAATTTTCTTTACTTTCTTAGCAAATTTAGTTCCAGTGTTTTCTTTATTTAGAGTAAATGAATCATCAAGTGTTTCTTTAAGTATAGTATTTGCATTTTTCACCTGTGTTTTAATTTTTACCATACTATCCTTGTAATATCATTTTCACATACTTGGAAAAATTCATCTTTTCGTTAGTTTCACCAACATAGCTAAATCTTTCCTTAAACTTCTTTAAGATAAGGGCAGATACTTCTTTATCTACACCCATATCATCAAGGCTTTTGCCAAATCGTTTGTAAATCAACTTGATTTGGTCTTTGTTTAGGTACTTTTCTATCAAATCAAGCACCCCTATGTAGTTCCACAATTTCTTCAATTCTTCTGGTGTGGGTTTCTTGCCAAACATTTCTTCAAAGATACTATTTAAGTCAGTATTCAATGGAGTTTCTTCAGTAGACATTTCCTTGTAGGCAGGCTTACCATCAACATAGACTTGATTTCCCTTTTCGTCTTTTACTGGTTGATACTTTTCTCTTGAACCATTGTAACCATAAGACTTTGTATGAATATCGTCTGGTTGATTCTTTGTTGGCTTGTGGGTCTTTTTAGAAACCAATATACCTGGTGTGGCATAAACTACATTGTAAATTATTGGTAACAAAGCATTTTTCGCAACACCCTTGATATTTTGTTTAATATCTTCCCAGTCGGAATTGTGTGCGAATTGTGCGAAAGTAGAAGGTCTGTTCTCTTCTTGGTTGAACTTCACAAAGTTAAAGTCAATTTGAACATTGGTAGCTTGCGGGTTGTATTCTTCATTTACCTTAAAAACATTACAATAAACTAAGGCTACTTTTGAATATCCTAGATACTTCCAACCTGCAAATTCCTTACCTACACTCTTATCCAAAAATTCCTTGATAATCTTCATATCGGCTTTATTGACTTGAACATCAATATCACCCATAGTAGGCTTAAAGTTTGTATATTCTTCTTTTGATTTTCTAAAGAATACACTAGCACTACCAGCAAAGATTCGTCTTTCTTTAATGGCTTCACTAGAGAATAAAGGGTGTCCGTATTCTTTGTTGAAAGCATTGTTCATTTCAATAATGACATTGACAATATTTGTCTTAAATGCTTCGTATTTCTTATCAGGTAGATTTACCAAATCTACCTTTTGTGCTTGTTCACCGCTTGGGAGTCTTGCGTTACCACCTTCTAGCAAATTCATATTTATACCTCTTTACTATTTATAGATAGTTCAGAAATATGAACTGGCCTATACCAAGCCTCCCAACAAACATTATTTTGTATTAAACCATTATTGATATTAGATGTTTTTACATCACAATGAGTGTGTCCGATGAACTAGATAATCAGCCTTGTGGTCAAGCAATAATTCTGGCTTTTCATCAAACCCATAATGTTGACAAAGATATATTTTGTCCTTATACTTAAATTCAAAAAACGGAACCATATTGAATGATTTTCTAAGGATTGCATCGTGGTTGCCTTCAATCCAAATTATGCCCTTGCTATTAAGTTTAGGATAAAAATATTTCGCATAATATGGAATCTTCTTAAAAGGTTTACCCCAAGAAAAATCACCCAAGAAAATTACAACATCGTCCTTGGTAATTGACTTGTTCCATTGGTCAATAATATCACCATTCATTTCTTCAATAGTTTCATATTTTCTAGTTCTTTCAAAATGGTCTTCATAACCCGTACATAACTTTGTATGGTTAAAGTGTGTATCACTTACAAAAAATACATTTTCATTACTTAAATCTATCATAAACTTAAATATAATAAAAAAGACCAACGGTTAAGTTGGTCTTTACAATTTAAGATTTAAGTTAAACTTAAATTACTTTTCCCAAGAGAACTTCTTGCCGTGGCTAAAGTAGTAAGTCTTTTCATGAGAATAAAGTTTGCTATCATAGCGAATGGATTCATCACCATAATGTTCACGAACCTTGTTAATGATTGAACCACCCTTAGCCTTGCGGTGCTTGTGCTTAGTACCCACCATGACAGGAGTCTTAACATCCTTGCGAGGGCGACCGCGACCACGCTTTACAACCTTGACCTTTGGTGCCGGGGTAACAACATCCATAGTCTTGACAGCCATTGGGCTAAACATATCAACACTATGCTTTGCGAGGTCAGCCATTTCAGAAGATGAAAGTTCAATTTTGGTTCCGTTAGTAAGATTAATAATCATAGTTCATTCCTTTGTTAATGTGAATTTTTTAATGTATTCCAATTATAGTATTAAATTTTTAATTTGTCAAGTAAAATTTAGTTTACAAAGTCTTTTTCTAATTCTTTTTTCTTCAAATCAATTTTCTTCTGCTTGTAATTCTTCATCACCCTAATTAAAACTGATTTTAATTTATTTAACGGATAATCATTAACACTTTCACAATGACTATACCAACCTATCATATCATCTCTAACTGAATCATCTTTTTCAAAGAAAACATCTACACATTCCATTAAATCAAACAATGTTTCATCATTGTAAGTGTAGTCAACAACACTTTCGTAATCATCATAACCAGGAATACCAATAAGGAATTGCCAATCATCCATAATGTTCTTCTGATATTCGTCAAAATTATTATAATCCTTGACTACATAGCCAAGGTTACTAGCAAATTCTTTGATAGATTGTAATTCTTCTAGTGTCATTTAAAGTCATTCTCCAAATTGATTAATTTTTCTTTTACCATTCTTTGCTTATCATAATATCGTCTGTTATCTCGCAAATGTAAAATCAAATCAATCATTTGTTTTCTAGTGTGATAAAGATATGTAATTTTCTTTGGTTTCACAGGCTTCAAATAATAATAATTTCCCAATATACTACGGCCAGATGGAATTTCACAAATTTCATAATCTTCATAAAACTTCATTTCATAGTCATTATATTCCAATATGCTATGATTATCACAAATAAATTCACCCTGTGTGTTCCTAATAATTGGTTCACTATAACTAAGTGGGTAATCTACGGCATAAGGATATTCATTCCTATTTTCACAACTATCTACTTGTAGTTCTTTTAATTCATCAAGTTTCATTTAATACCTATCTTGTCCCATTCTTTTTCTAATCGTTTGATTTGATTATTGAATGATTTATCCGCCCAGGAAGGCTTAATTGTGGAAAAGGTCTTGTAATCCCCACCTACCTTAGAAAACCAAGCAGCAAGCCCGAAAATGCAATTATGACGCATACCAGTAGGAGCTTCTTCCATTTTTCGTTTTACATATTCAACAGCCCTTGTCAAATCACCATTGAATTGTGTCTTACGAATTTCATACTTAATCTTTCGTTCCTTTTCATCTTTCTTGCGATGTTCCTCATAGCCCAAATAAGCCATCTGGTAGCCTGGAATATCAAACAAGCTAAATACCTTACCTTCGTGGATATTGTAGTAGTAAGGTGCTTTTTCATCGGTTACAGCCGGTACTTTGAAGAATTGTGCCTTAACGAAACTAGCTGGGTCAACATGACTAAAATGGTTGATTAAATAGTGGTATGGACTATATGTTCTGTCATTTTCCAATTTGGCGAACATTCTATCAATTTCGTATTCTTCATCTAAAGGTAAAAGAACACGGAACTTACTATTAGTTCCATTGTAGGAATAGCTTGTGTGAAGAATATACTTATATTCTTGGTATTGGTGTTCAAATTCTTGATAAGTATAAGTTGAATCATCAAAATCCAAAATTAGCATATTGGTTTTATCCATATTTTCGGTACATCTTTTATTACCCTTTATGGTACAAAACTTCCACTGTGGAATCTTGGATTTATCTACAACAACAATAGGCTTTTTAACACTTTCTAAAATGTTATTATAAGTCTTTTCTGTTAATTCAACGGTCTTTAATTCAGAATCAAATTGATTATTTATTAATTGTATTTGCATTTGTACTACTATGTATTACTATGTGCCAATCATAAAATTGCCACGGTATCTTAGATGTAGATTGTTCTTGATGTGTTAGGAACTTACCATTAAGATATTCATTTAACTTTTCGGTATTAGTTCCTAACATATAACAAAATGCATAAAAAACAAAGAAACAAAATAGTCCAAATTCACTCATTTAAGCATCCTGCAGCTTTTTCATAAAGTCATTTGGTGCTTCTTTCTTCTTTACATCTTTAAGTTCATTATCAACTTCAGTTTCAATTCGCTTAATAAGGTCAGCAAGATTTTCCTTTTGTTGTGGAACACCTACTGCGTGATAATGACCACCACCCTTGCCCAATCGTTTTGTAACATTTACAAGGTTGATATTGCTATTATCAGAACTTCTAATTGACAAGTTCCCATTACGGTACAAGATACACCAATCATAGCCATCATTTCTAAGGGAATCAGCCACATCACTAAGATACTTTTCGGCTTCGCAAACTACACCCTTATTCTTCAATTCTTGGATTGGAAGGTTAGCATAAAATTCATTATAATCTTTCTGTCTACGCATTAGGAATTTCATTTCGGACTTGCTAAGTTCAATATCACCGGTCATAAATCTTTCTACGAACCAAGGAAAACCCATAGCCCAATACAAGTGATTAAATGGCTTGCTACGAGGGTCTGTTAGTTTATACAAGTCAAAGTCATTTGTGATATTTACAAGTTCATCTAAATGCTTTAAGCAATCATCGTGGTTAAAAAATTCATAAGTAAGTTTTGCCCCGCAGAACTTTGAACAAATGTAAACATTCTTGCTTGGGTCATTGAAACTTAATGCACTTTCGTGGTGGTCTAGGACAAGCACTGGACGGCCAAATGCTTGAACTTGTGTAAGGTTTACTGGACAAAAATCGGTAAAGATAACTGCATCAAACTTATCCTTTTCCTTAATCATCTTGGGAATAATTTCGTTTTCGTGTTCATAAGTAATCTGATGTGTGATAACATCTTTAAAGTAGTTACGAATTACAATGTTTGATGTTGCCCCATCCAAGTCAATATGTGTAAAGTTAAGTATACGGAGTTTAGAGTTTAAAAAATAATTCATTTTATATTCCTTTTTGTTTATAATCCCAATATAGAAAAAGTGGTTGCCACTTTCAATAGCAACCACTTAAAATTATTTTTCTCTACAAACTTTCAATTAGCCATTAGCCAATTTACTAAAGAAATCATCGGTATCGGTAATTTCTTCATCTGTAGAAGCCGCTGAATTTGGTGTAAATGATGGTTCATCATCAACACTTGTAGATGTAGCAGGGGCGGCTACTGGAGCATTCTGGACTTGACCTTCAAAGAGGGGAGCGCCGTTCTTTGCGAGGTAGGCATCCAAAATACCCTGATAATCCTTTACATCTGCTTCCTTGTGTTCGCAATCGGCGAGAGTATAAAGTTTGCTTTCTACTTCGTCAATTTCTTCATCGGTCAATTCAACATAAGATTTACCATTCCACTTGTTAATTGGCTTTTGTGAACCAAAGTGAGAGGAATCGTTCTTAGTGAACTTACCAACTTGTACACCTTCAAACACAAAGTTAGCACCTGTCTTCCAATCAAAGGGGTTAAATCCTTTAATCAAGCCGGCTTCTTGGTCTTCGTGGTCTGTCATAGCATCACTAATCATTTTCATAACAAGTGGGCCGTATTCAAAACGGAAAACCTTGCCTTCGGTGTCTGGTGCATTTGGGTTACGCACAATTAGGACATTAGAAATGTACTTTGGCTTGTATTTGCCGAGTACGTGGTTTCTACCTTCTTCTCGTCCCCATTTCTTCCAAGCAGCACGGTTGTAATCACAAATTGGGCATGGTTTACCAAACTTGCTTAAACAATCACAACCAAACCACATACCATTCTGAAGCTGGAACATGTGTGTTCTATTTTCTACGAATGGTGCAAATTCGTCTGGATGGGAAGGAAGGAAACGCATAACTACACTATACTTACCATCTTTAAGTACTGGTGTAAAGGCATTTTCAACCTTATAAGACTTCTTACCGGCTCCGTGTGGTGTTACCAGCAGATTGAATTTGGGTGAAATAGGAATTTAAATCTCTTTTAATTGGCATATTATTTTATCTCCATTTGTTCATCATTTTCATAACCAAATATAAAAAACTTAATGATTTAAAATTTATCTTTCAAAAAAAGTTTCACCTTAAACATTAAGACAAAAGTATTTGTTTACAAGAATGATAGTTTGTTTACTTTGTTATATTCTGTCGCACAATACTCATACAATGTATGAAATGTAAATAATTTTCGTCGGTTATCTTCTTTTCATCAATTTCAAATTTACCCTTTTCCCAGGCATAAATGAAACAATAGAAATTAACTTTACCTTCTCTAATTAAATCATACAAAGTATTTTTTTGTTCTTCATTGACTTGATATACATTGATTTTGTTTTCTGTGAAACCTTCTATTGATTCTCGGTCTTTAGAAAGTTCCTCATTCAATTTCCTTATGTATTCAAAGTGGGCTTTTGTTTCTTTTATGGTGTAAAATTTAGCAAATTCTTTAATTTTGTCAATACTATTAAACTCAGAATTTGTTAGCTGTTTAAACTTTAAAATGTATTTGCCTATACAAGCCGAAACAACTTCCATAAGTGTAATATTGCCACTATTTAGGGCATTTGCTAATGTTATGTATTGATTAGCCCCCTTATCCCAGTTCGGGGTCTTAAAGTAGTGCGTAAGATAAAAGTCAAACTTATTTTCCATAAGATGTTTATACTTACCAGGAGTAGGCTTTCTTAGAAAGTCTTTCAACGCACGAAACAAGTTATATACACCATCTTTACTATACATTTAATTCTTCAAACTCCACTTTACTAAACTTATGTGAATAATTTACAAAATCTTTTAATGCTTCTGCACGGCTATTAAATTGGCAAGGGCAAATATAACCCTTTGTAAGATTTACATATTGCCAGTGCTGACCATCCTTTGTAGGCAATAAAAGTATTGTTCTTTTTTCGTTTTGGTCTTCTTTTTTGTATTCTGTTATTTTCAATGGTTTGATTTCTAACATAGCTACTCCAAAAAGTCCAAAATTGATAAATCAGTTTCTTGTTTGTTTTCTTGTGACTTTATCTTGAATCGTTTTTGTAATTCATTCTTTACCATAATGAAATTCATTTCATCAAGACATTTCAATGCTATTGGAGCATCCAAATAATCACTTACCAAGAAACAAACTGAATCCAAAATATTCACTTGATTTTCTTTGTGGAATTTTGATAAAGCCATATTGAACTTGTTAAATGGTTCTGGACCATTATTGTTTGAAATGACAGGTATCAATGACTTTGGCAAATGTGTAGCATCATCAATATCTGAAAAGTCAAAACCATTCTTTGCTAACAAATTAAAGAATTTTTCTTTGTAGCTTTTCTTGTTCAACACGGTGTCTGTGTATTCATCACTAATTAAAGCATCTAAGTTCATTGTGATTCTCCTTACAATTCAAAATCTAATTCACCTAAATCATCAGCAACATCATCACTAGACTTTTTCGTAGTTTCAAATACATTCATACTACTTTGTTTGACATTAGCTTGATTCAAGTCAAAGATTCTTTGCTTTTCAATATCAACACCAATCATTGATACTTGACCCTTATTGTTACCGAATCTAGTCTTCAACAATTGGACTGAATACATTCCTTGTTCTTTTATTTCAGGTGTTTGTGTAACACCAATGATAGCATCGGCCTTAGTATTAACACCAAAGGAATCAGCAATATCATTCAAACCTACTTCGGCAGCATTGTAACCACCACGGTTAGTTTGTGCAGCGGATACAATAGGAATACCCCATTCTTGGGCTACAGAACGAACCTGTTGGGCTACTTGTAGCAAGATAGTGTTTGTATTCATATTTGGGTTAATTCTTCCATTTGGAATCATACAACCAATATAGTCAATGAATACAACATCAGGCTTGAATTTCTTCTTATCCATTAAATCCTTTAACAAGGATTTTATGTTCATAGCATTGATAGAACCTTCTGGATATTCCTTAATAATTAAATTATTTCCATTACATTTCTTTTTGAATGTTCCAAACACCTTACCAAAGTCTTCTAATGACATTGACTTGAATTGTGTTTGTGATAGGTTGAACATATTTTGTGCTATACGGGCAGCAATCTTGTTTTCACTATCTTCAAATGTAATGTAAAGAACCTTGTAGCCATTCAATACAAGATTGTTTGTCAAGGAACTCATTATCAAAGTCTTTCCGGACATTGGTACTTGACATTATAAGGTTTAATGAGTTTTCGTGTAATCCACCCATTAACATATCATCTAATGTTTTTACACCAGTCTTAAAGATTCTTTCCTTTGTGTTAGCATCTTCATACAATCTCCTTGGGTCACCAAAGAAATCAAAACCAATGCTTGTGTCAAATGTAAATGTTTCTGCGTCTGACAATGCGTCAGCAAATGAACATTTTGGAGCTATACCTTGCATAGTCCATTTTACAATATCTTCACTGACATTGTAAGCCATTTTCTTTCTTACAAATTCTTGAATATCATCAAGTAAGAAATCGGTATTTACTTCATCATCAGGTAAGGCAATACAATTTTGAAATGTTGTATGTACTGTATCGTCAGTAATCAATCTACTTGTTTCAATTACATTTGGCATCCTACCGAACTTGGTGTTGAAATCAATAATATCTTTTGCAATCATTCTGCAATCAATATCCGAAAACCAATTTTCTCTTAATTCGGGTAGGACTTTTGAACACACATTGTCATTACTATACAATGCTTTAATAATTAATTTTTCAAAATCATTTTGTTTCATAAAACCAAATATAGAATAAAATTTTTTGTTGGAATTAAAAATTATAAAAAAGAATAATGGAAAACTTACACCACACCTCAAAGATGTAAGCTTCCATTATTCAAGAAATTAGACAGCTTCGTCAGCTACTTCTTCTTCAGTAGTAGTTTCTTCATTTGTATAAGAAGCCTTGCCATTAATCATATCCATTACATTCTGTGTAGATGTGATTAATTCTTGGTCTTCAAATGCGAACTTTGCTTCTACATAGTGGCGGAAATTTTCTGTCTTGTAAATATCAATCCAGAACTGAGGACAATACAATTCTTCTTCTCTCCACAACTTTGTAGCTTCGCCTGTAGTTTTATCTACATCAAAGTTTGTACGAGAATAGTAACCTGGCTTTGGCTTATAAACTTCACCACAGTCAATGGCTTCGTCAAGCAAACCATAGAAAGGTGATACACCACCACTATGAAGAATAAGATACTTTGTCTTCACAAATTCCTTAGCGGAACGACCCTTCTTAACACCGGCGGTAATTACCTTACCAAGAATGTTACCATCCTTGTCCTTATCCTTAGCTGCACTGGAAGCAAGCATAATGGCATCGGAGTTAAAGAACAATCTCTTACCACCTGGAATTTCAAATTTATCACCATACATTTGTAATGAAGCATAGACGTGGTTCAATACAAGTGTAGTAAATCCACAAGCCAAAAGGACATTAGCCAATTCATTCTTGAAACGAGCAGTACTACCCATATCAGCAGCACTACTAGCTTCTTCAGCCTTTTCCATAACTTGTTCGGTTACCAACGGTCCCCAGGAATCCAAAAGAATAAAGACATTTCTTGCTTCTTCTCTTGTTAATCCGTGTCCTAATTTTGCGAGAATTTGTTTTACTTCTGGAATACGGTTGGTCTTAAATACACCAACTTCACTCATTTTAATACCAAGTGAATTTAACACATCGTAATTGGTTGCGTTTTCGGTATCAATGATGAAACAATCCATTCCACTATCAAATGCTGACTTTAAAACTGAGTAGCCAATCATTGACTTACCCCAACCTGAATCAGCACAAATTTGGGAAATACAACCCTTTTTAATTCCGTCCTTGAATCTTACCACTTAACAACAAATTAACAGAAATGCAATTTGTTGAAAGCCATTCATCAGCTTTATGTTCTTGTTCAAGAATATCCAAGAAGGCTTTTTCCTTCTTCATTTTTGCAAGCAAACTATTTGCCATATTTTATCTCCATTTATTTTATCGTTTACACCATAGGTGAGCTTTCTTAACCTGCTTACACCTTTTTGGTACACTTAAATATAGAAACTATACTCCTAATTTCCATTTAAGTTCATCTTTATGTATAATATCTAAACTTAAATTATTTTCAGAATCTTTTTCAAAATCCTTGTCAATATCTGACATCTTAGAACAAACTTCTATCAGCTTTTCAAGAGGCTTGTCCTTTAATGGTTGTTCACGATATTGCTTTTCAATAAATTCCCACAATTCTTCGTAGTCAGGGTTGAAATACAATTTCTTGTATCTTAAAGCGTTCATACATTCCTTGGCATAATTTTCACCAATTATACTTAAATCGTGCATTGTTTCAATTGAATAACTTTCTTGTAAACCTTCTACAAAGAATACTTCTGTCTTTGGTATATCCAATGATACTCTAGGTGAAAAATCGTTTGGGTCTATTGGTAATGCCTTGATAGCACCCAACCAAAAGGCTTCAACAGAATGATTTACCTTATCCAATTTTGTAATATACAAAGGAACTAATTTACCATTAATACGGAAGAAATTATCTTCATACGTTATCTTCATCATTTTTAAAGTCCTTTTCTAATTCTTGTATCTTCAACTGAATCTTTAATTCTTTTATTACTTTGTTTACAACGCCAAAGGCTTTATTACCTTCTTCTGTTTCCATATTGAATATGATTACGAATTGTGATATGTCATTAAATGTAAACCCGTGCATAGCACGCAAATCGTTAAACGATTCCATAGTACTCATATTCATTCTTGTAGCACCTACTATCTTGAATATGTTTGAATATTCAGGTAATTCAGCTTCAAGCAAATATGTTTGGTATGTTGGGTCAAGTGTAGAATTTACATTAACAGTGGAATCCAATTTTACATAAGTTTGTGTTCCACCACTAACATAAAAGCCCATCATAAAATCAAAGGTGAACGGTAAGATTTTACCATCCACCATTAATTTATAATCACTTGTTAAAGTAATATCCATTACTGTTTTTCTTCCATATCAATAGAGAAATACTTGACAACCTTTTTACCAGTTTCTGGGTCTTCCTCTTTGTACTTGACGAATGAAGCCAATTTCAAATCTACTTCCTTATCAATTTCCTTATGAAAATTCAAGGTATAAGTAGTATATGGAACATCATTCTTTCTCTTGATGGTGGCACTAATGCTTTCCAACTTTGCATCAAATTCAAGGTTTTCAAAATTTACCTTGTACTGCAAGTTGTAATCTTCGCAAGGTACATTTATCTTGTCAAAAACATCATTCTGAGCTACACTATCAAATACACCCAAATCAATTCTACTAAACTGACGAGGGAATGTGCGAACAGATGAATCTTCTACTACTTGAACACTAAAGCAAGTGTAGATATTGTCTTTCTTGACATTAACATTGAACTTAGTCATTGTACCGGAAAATTTAATTGTTTCCATTTTATTACTCCTTGTAAATATCGGTTATTGTAAAAATGTATTCAGTTTGTGTTCTTTCAATTTCACGAATTTTCAAATTGTAATCTTCACATACTTGGTTAGCCTCTGCTATACAGTGGTTTTCAAGTAATGCTATATACAATTCTTGTGGAATATCCTTAGAACTTTTATTAATTATTTTGTAAATCAAATCTGCAGGCATTTTTACCTCTTTTGTTGAATCAAATATAAAAAGAAAAACACCCCTTTTCGGGGTGTTGTAAAATTTGTTTTACAATGAACTTTATTCAAAGAATCCATCCAAAGTAACAACATCTTCAATATCAATAGTATCTTTTTCACCAATCCATTTCTTGACCTTGAACATACTTTCAATTACTGGCAAGAATGTTTTTCGGAACATTAATTCATAGTCAATTTCAAACATTTCATTAAATTCCTTCGGCCATTTACCAATAAATGCGATAGCTTCAATGTTGTTTCTATTGTTTGGCTTTACATACAAGTAGTTAAACTTCGTACCATTTACAATAGGTGTATATGGTAGCTTGTTCTTTGCTATAATGTAATTGTAAGCCAATGAAACCTTACTTTGGAAAATACCACCAACATTCTGATAGTTGAATCCTTCTTGAACATACTTTTCAATAGGTTCGGTTACATACTTGTTATAATCACTAATTGACTTTCTACCACAAATTTCTTCAAGTTTTTGTTGCTTAAATTCTTCAAAAGCCTTAATGATGAACTTCTTAGAATCTTCGTAACCTTGACCGGCACAAATATCAAATGCCAACTTTTCATCAGCTTCCTTACAAAAGTCTGGTGCATCACTTCTCTTAATAGGAACACCCATAATCTTGTGCTTTGGCTTGGTAAATGGATATTTGTCACCTTCACTATCAATTACAGCACCAATGTAAAGTTTCTTTGCGAAACAGAACATATTGCTAAAGATATTTTCACGGTTGAACTTGATTTTGTTTGTAGTCTTTGACTTGGCTGCTCTTATTTCCAATACTTTATTAAAGAAATTTTGTAGAATGTTTTCAATATGTTGATAAACTTCTCTCTTTTCATCTTCGGTATTGAAACTTACACCTTCCTTTACCAATCTTTCAATGGCTTCATTGAAACAAAGATAAACTGAATCTGTATCATTATGGACAGCCATAACATCACGATTCTTACAAACTAATGGTGTCTTGTCCTTGAATGTAAGACCAAATTCTTTTTCCAATTCACCGATAAAGCCCTTGGTTGGGTAATAATCATTAATTGACTTAGACAACCAATCTCTAAGGGTTACACGGGCACATCTAGTAATGGCTCTTGCACAGTCAATATCATACAAGTGGAATGAACTTGTTAGACATACACCATACATTGAGTTAATAATAATCTTCTTTACACCTTGTCTAGCATCGTAAAGGTCTTCTAAGTCCTTATTGCCATCCTTGTGTGCTTGTTTCTTCAAATCCTTATAATGCTTTCTTTCATCAAATACCATCTTTACAAGGTTAGGCAAAATGGCATCTGTTGTGCGTTTGAATCCAAGTTCATTAATATCCGTTGGGATAACTTCACCGCTATTAATTTGTTCTAATGTTGGGTGAATTACCTTGACTTCTGGTGAAATGTTGAACTGCATAATGTGGTGTGGATATGATGATGTAATATCAAATGACATACAATTATCGTATCGTCCTGGAAAGTCATAGCAATATCCAGCCTTAATAGCAAATTCATCAAAGCTAAATTTGCCATCTTCCCAATAGCAGTTTTGGTAATATGTTTGACCATTGGTAGTTACTTTGTAACATTCTTCATTGTGCCACCAGTCTGTATGGTGGTCTTTTCTATCATTCATCAATTTATTTTGTTTGTGAATGAACTTTAGAATGTAACCTTCTGTAGTTGGTACTTTTTGGAATACCTTATCCAAAGTAGTAACACAATCATAGGCATATTCAATAATGAGTGCGAACAACTTCAATTTCTTTTCAAGTTTTACAAGCAACAATACGTCCTGAACATTATATTCAGTGAATAGGTTGAAATTTTCCTTGTAAATTGTATTGATAGTTCCATCATATTCCAACTTGCCTTCACCTAATTCAAGGTGTGTAACATAGTTCAATGAATAGGATGGGAGTGGGTCATGTTTAGCAAAAGTTACATACAAATCCATATAATCGTGATGTAATAGACCAGGAATTTCGTATGTTTCACCTCTTTTTGAACCCGTCAATCTATCGGTAACATCTTGCTTAATTGGTGCTTTTGCTACTGGTGATAGTTTGTTTTCAATTGGTTTTTCTATACCAAGTTTTTCACGAATATTCTTAATACGATTGACAATGTAAGGCACGTCAAACAATTTGGAGTTCCAACCCGACCAAAGGTCAAATGCTTGCTTATCAAACCATTTCAACCAATCTGTAATCAATGCTGTTTCATCATCAAAGCCCCTAAAGTTCTTGACAATAGGGTTATCACCTGTATAATGACCTAATCCCCAGGTATAGGTTTGGTCGGTCTTTGAAGACCAACAAGTAATCAAGTTGATAGGAACTTCAGCCTTTTCAGCATAAGGGAATCCTTCAATCTTGTAAAGGCTTGACTTGTTAAATTCTACCCAAACCTTTGTTTTTTCATCAAATACTTTTGGATTTAGTTTAATGAATCTTGAATCAATTTTCTTATAAACTATTTCCTTTTCTTCTCCGAGCATCTTGATACTTTACAATGTAATCATCGGGATAAAGACCACCACCTGCAGTTTCAATATCAAATAAGCAAAAATTCCACTTGGATAAATCTACTTCCAACTTTTCATTATCATACACGGAGTGCATATACTTGACTTCTTCTTTCAAGTCACTTTCAGCAATAGGTGTATTAGCTTTCTTGTAAACATCTACAGTTTTCTTGTCATATTTTGTCTTACGAATCATTGGTACACCATACAAGTCTTTCATAGGTGATTTACCCGTTGGGTCTTTTACCCAATAATCCTTTTCGTAAGGTATCTTCTTATAATGTGTATCTGCAACAGTTCTTAAATAAATTGACTTTGATAACTTGTCATAAAAACAATGCTTGTATGCTTCCATTTAAAACCTCTAAAAATATGCTCCAAATATAACAAAGACTGAACTATGTATTTAGTCCAGTCTTTTTTAAGTTTTCGCTAAACTTTATTTTTTGGTTTCGCTTGTAAGGTCAATGCAATTTGGATTGTTTTTGTTAAGATTTTCCAATCTTTCTATTTCATCAGGTTTTGCCTTGCCTTCATCTTCAAAGTCAAAATCTACTTTGATTTGTTCTTCACCTTCACCCAACAAATCGTGCTTTTCGTCGGTAGCAACTTCACAAAGTTTTTCTGGTGCTTCCCTCTTCAAAATATCTTCAGCTTCATCATCAATATCTTCAATATTTGATGTTGTCAAATGTTCACCCTGCATTAGGGAGTTCATCTTCAAGGCATCTTGACAAATTTGGTTTTCTTCATCTATATGGTCAAGTTTAGCCAAAATAGCATTTGCAGCATCCATTACATTAGTTTCAGCATACTTTTCTGTATATTCATTAAGTTGTTTGTAAACTTCATCAAGTTTCTTGTTCAAACCCTTAATTTCTTCTACACATTCCGGCGTAATCTTCCAAGAAATATCAATAGGAACTTTCTTATAGGTAAGAATATCTTTTACTGTTTCAAATGTAATTTCATTACAATTAATGATTTTCTTTTTCATCGTATCACCTCACTTAATTCTTTAACTCGGTTCAATAAAGCATCAAGGTCAGTAAATGTATCATTCTTGATATTCATATAAATTATCTTGTTATCTTTAAGATATACCCAAGCTAAATCTAGCGGGTCTACACCATACTTTATACGAATAATGGTATCATAAACACCAGAGCAAGCATTTACTGTAACTTCAACACCTATACTATTTATTCTTTTTAATATTTCTTCCATTAGTAAATACCCTTAAACTTTTCAAGCATTTCTTCTACGTCCATTCTGAACTTCAAGGAACAACCCTTTGGCAAACTATTAAGGACATTGTTTTTCCAATATCTAAGATTGTCAGATTCAGAATTTGCTTCCTTAATCTTTTCAATGGCATCTTGAATTATACAAGAAACTTCTGTATTAATTCCTTCCAATTCGTTTACGATTTCATCTTGTTCTTCACTTGTCATCATTTTTAAAGTCCTTATTGATTTCTTTCTTTTTGTTACTAATCATTCTTTGTTTATCGTATAATGTTAGTTCATTGGCATACTTGACCATTCTATTTACGAATCCTTCTAGCACTTCTGGAAAACAAAATTCATAGAAGATTCTAGGTGCACCAGAACCACCACTACTACCATTATTGAAATAAACATGGTTTTTTAATAAAGATTCACCTTCCCTTGGCCAGCACCACCAACGGTTAGCAACATACAAAGCACGGGAACCCAATACGAATGCTGGTGATTCAATCCAAGAATAATCTTTTAAGAAAAATTCATTTCCTTTTCTTTTCAAGTTAGGATTATTATTCAAGTAATAGATAACGGTATTCTTATCAATTCCTTTAAACCCTTGACCTGTCAAAATACTATAATAAAAGGTTTCTTTATCCATTAATAAAATCCTTTTCTATATCCATTTTCTTGCTTTCAACAATACAGTCCTTTAAAGCAAGTATAATGTTGTTAATGATTTCATATACCATCTTTTCAGGTAATATGTGATAGTTTATATGATATTCAGAACTCCAGTCTGTATTCCAAGTCTTACCATCAAAATCAATATTAATAGGATAAGTTATATACTTGTCCTTTACATCAATAACTGGTTCTGAGTTAAAACCATAATTGGGGACAGGATTTTTAACCCTAAATTCACCTTTATGATAAGGCTCATACAAAAGACCTCCAGAATTAGTTCTTACATAATCCTGGATTTCTTTCTTTGTCAATTTATTACCCAAGTACATTCAAGTCCTCAATCTTCTTGTGCTTGCCGCAACATTGTTGTTCAGGGCAAAATACAAGATTTGGGTTTCTATACTTATAGATTTCGCAAGTTGGTACAAAAAGATTATCAGCAATCCAAGCCCATTCTTCATTTTTTGCTGCCAATTGATTTTTAATTTCAATAGACAAATCACGAATTTCCTTTAAGGCTCTTGTACACAATCTACGATTCATAAAGTTAATCAAAGCACGGAGGTTAATCTTCCATACCATCTTACTTTCCATACCCAAAGGCAAAAGGTTAGCTGCATCTTCCTTTGTAGCCTTTCTAGCCATAAGAGCATTGTAAGTTTTTTGTATCAATTCCATACCATCTTCATAGATTGGTTTCAATTCTATATTGTTTTCAATCTTTGGTGGAATGTAGTAACCAAATCCTTGTTCCTCAGAAACATATCTGGTTGATGATTGTAGCCTTGTTGGTGAACCACCTATATGAGTGTATAGCTCACGCAAACAACGAGCAGAAGCCCCACTTATGACCATTTCTACATCAACATATTCCAATACCCTACCATGTCCGGCCTTGATACAAGAAATAGCTCTTTTACGATTCTTTTCCGCATCATCCAATGGTGCTGCCCAGCAGACCCCGGCATTATACCCCATTTTTTGTAATGGGTTTTCGGTTGTTCCATCTAATAATTCAATTTTCATCATTCAATCCTTGTGTTCTATAAAGAAATTCAATTTTATCTTTCAATTCCTTGATTTTTTGTTCATCTTTTCTTATCATAGCATCGTAAAGAAATTGTAACAATTTCCTTAATTCATATTGATACTCATATTCGTTCATAGATTTCCTGCAAAATAAATTATACTGAAAATAAACCAAAGTATAACCAATGCACTAACTGAAATTATAGACAAGAAATAAGCACTAAAAACAAGTCCAATACAAAAAGGTATTAGACAGACAAGAAAACTTGTCATTAATGCTATAATTAAATCTTTTTTAGGCACTTCCATAGTTAGCCAAAAATATAAAAAATTATAAAATAAAAAAGTCCACTTGACTTTTTTTATTTATCAAGTGAACTTTTATTTTTACTCCCCGGGTGCTGGTTGTAAAGTTTTGTGAACAATTTGCTTTACTTGGGTAAATGGTACTTTACCACCCAAATAGTCCAATGCCTTCATTATAGCGGCTGTATATTGAGGCATCTTTTCATTAGCAAATCTATATTGGTCTTTTCTTTGTGGATAGCTTAAACTTATTTCTTTAGCAATATCCAAGATTTCTTCTGCCTTGGATTTTACAGACTCTTGAATAGAATTAGCATATTCACGAATTTCTACCAATTCTTCTGGTATGAACAAAACTTCATCATCTACGGGCTTGTAACCATTGTGCTTATCAACATGTGCGTGGAACATATCTTTTTCACAATCATAGGCTACCCAAACATTCCACTTGGTCATACCTTCAAACATTCTAGCAAGCTGGCACCAATCATCAGACTTTGCCTTACACTTGAATCCATTATCAAAGGTAATTACCAATCCTTCTTGTGTCTTTGGTAACTTCTTTGCCCATTCAACAGCTTCATTAAAATTGTCAAAATCATAGATTTTAGCCATTCTTACTTTTAACAAAGTTGCGGTTTGTTGTATTGTTTCAATTGTATATTCTTCGCCTGTATTATTGGAAATAACAGACAACAATACCATACCTTCAAAATCATAGTGAATAGGATGAATATCTTCGTTTGAAACCATTTCAAATAGATATGTTCTTGTTTGAATTAAGAACAAAGTATTGATATTTTCATCAAACCACTTCTGACCCCACTTTGCCTGGTCAGAATCAAAAGAACCACCCGTCTTTACTTGCCATCTCTTATCAAATGGGTTGTAGAACACAATTCCTAAAGAAGCATCAACTTTTTCCATATAACGGGCTGGACCTTGTAAATTAGGCAACCATTCAGGCGGTAACTTATTATACAAAGAAGAATGATTACCTTCACCATCAAAAAATTCTTGATAGTTAAAGAACTTCTTAAAAGGTCTAGCTACCACTTCACCGGTCAATTCATTAAAGACTATACCACGGGCATTTAGGGTAACTTCATCCCAATCCTGAGCATAAATCGTTTCATTTGTGTACTTGAATCCTACCAAATGACCTTGACGATGTGCAGAAATTCTGCCTTTCTTTTCAGCTTCCAAAAATTCTTGTAATGTTGGTAATCTTGACATTTTATACCCCATAATCTACATAGTTATCCACAATTTCTTGCAGTGTCATTGGTTCTTCGTATTTGTGTTTACATTCATCTTCGTAATGAACTTCATACAAATGGTCACCAATTTCCTTAATCAATAGCCATCTATCACAACTGCACGCATCAGTAATATCAAAGATGTGAAAACCATCATTGTTTTCACCCTTATATGCACCACCACCGGCTACATCTAAGTTTTCTATCAAATCTTTAATACTTAACGATTGTTCAGCCATAATATACCTCTTTTGAGGTCAATATAGTAATAAAAGTTTAATTTGTCAAGTTTAAAAAATATTTACATGAAACCTGTCGCTTTCCTTTAGGACTTTTTAATATCAAGTTTCATTCAAAATCCTCGCTTAGTTCTTTTATCCTATCTTTCACTATTTGTTTCTTTTGTAATTCTATGTGTTTTTTCATAAAATTACGGTATTCATCAATGTTACGAATAAGTTTAGTTTTATTTGGATTTGTAATATTATAACATTCAATCACATTACCAATCTTAATTGCGGCTACATACCAGTCAAAATGGTCATAGGTATCAGCACCATTACACTTGAATCCAAGTTCCTTATTGACTTCAAGATAACCATTGTAAAATTTTCTATACTCATCACTACAATGAGCTAGATTATC